TTTCTCTAGGTTGCCGTTATGAACGACAAGCAACTAGAGCTGTATTTAAAGCAATCACTTGAATTACGGCGTGCTGTGGCAGGTACGTCAAAGGCAATGGCGCCTGAATTAGCCAGGGCAATGCGACAGGTTCGTTTGCTTGTGGAAACGTTGCCAGACGCCAGCTTGATACGCGAAAGGCAATGGGCACAATCGTTGCCATTAGTCCGTCAAGCATTGGGGCCATATAGCGCCAAGTTTGAAAGTGAGTTGTTGCGCCGTGTTGATGAAATGATGCCTGCAGCGCGTCAGCACGCCCTAGAGATGCTGTCGGCCGCTGGTGTGGACACAGTGGGCGCAACGTTCACCATTAGCGGTGTGGACTCTGCAGGGTTAGCAGCCACCAGCACATCGACTATTCGCACGTTGTTTGCTGTTACGCCCACACAACGTGAATCACCTTGGGTCAAGTCGCTTACGCGCATGATTGATCGCATTGTTCGGGCTGGTATTGCCTTCGGTGATGTAACAGCAGACTTGGGCAAAAAGATTGTCAAAGTGTTTCGGCGGCAAGGCATTGAATACACAAGCCTTAAAGGCGGCACCGCAGCATCACGCGCAGCAGGGTGGCAAGAAACAGTGATCCGTAATGCTGTGGAAGACGTGGCAAACCGCACGCAAGACCAAGCCGCAAAAGATCTTGACCTTGATATTGCACACCCTGAAATGGGCTACGAATATGTTGCGCTGTTGGATTCAAATACTTGCGTTACCTGTGCATGGTGGGATGGCGAATTCGAGCCTGAACGAAGCGGACTGCCGTCGCTGCCAATGCACGACAACTGCCAGTGTTCAGTGGTGCCAGTAAATCGTGCTGAGTTTGATGCTGCGCGTTACGGCTTAATTCTTGATCCTGAAGGTAAGGGCAACCGCGAGAAACCCCCAGAGCTTGACCCTGAAGACGGGCCGGACACTGTCAAGGGAGACATCAGCCGTAGCGAGCTGAAGCCATTCACAAAGCGTCGCAGCGTGATTGCGAACCGCACCGGCAATCGCCCTAATTACGCGGATTACCTTGTCCAATCCAATGACTACAACCGCGCCACATTCTTTGGCGGTGGTAACGCTGGAAAGATCAGGAATCAGAAGTTCATGGCAATGGTCGATAAAGGTATGGAACCAAAACGGGCGTTGAAATTAATGATCAACGGTGATGCAACCGACAAGAGATTCGATCGGGTGTAGATATTTGGCTTCCGTAACGGTTATATTTGCACTAACTCCAGGCGGAGTGCCGTTTTACTTACCCACGCATGTCTGAAACTCCAGAGCAAAACATCCAGGCGGATGAAGCTCAAGCCCAGGCGGGCGGAACTGATGCACAAGCTGATCTTTTGAATCGCATTCAATTGCTAGAAGCGAACAACGCGAAGCTATTGGATGAGAAAAAAAAGACAGCCGATCTCAACTCAGATTTGCAACGTCAGATTTCTGAAAAGAAACAGGCTGATTTGATCCAAAAGGAGGATTACAAAACCCTCCACTCTGATTTGAAGAACAACTTTGATTCAGTTACTGCTGAGCGTGACGCTCTCCAACAACAGTTGGAACAAGAGCGGGCACACCGCCAGCAAGATCAAATTAAAGCCGCCGCAGTCGGCGCCATTTCACAAAGTGGAGCCGTCAACCCTGGCCAAATGTATGCCCTGCTGAAAGATGATTTGAGGCTAAAAGACGGGAATTTGATCATTCTTGCCGGTGGCGTAGAAACTGATTTGAATTCTCATCTGAACAGCCTTAAGCAACCTGGCAGCAACTGGGAACACAATTTTGCTAGCAGCGGTGCACGCGGGATGAGTGCAACGGGTTCGTCTACTTCTACCGCTGGCGGGAAGACGTGGACTGGAATGACCTTGTCGGAGCAAATTGCAATGAAAGTTGCAGACCGCGAAAACGGGACAAACCAGGCCGCAATGCTTCAAGCGCAGGGGTAACTAACCCTCTCCTCTTGTTAAATCGATGGCTTACGCATTAGGCGCAAACCCCGGAACAACTCCAAATGCCAACACTTTTACCAGTGATATTGGCTCAGCAACACGTCTGGCAACGAGTGGTGAATTCTCAAAGTATCTAACAGAACAAATCTTTGAATCATCCGCGATGGTTCAAAGTGGCCTGTTGGCTACTGATGCCCGCATGAATAATGTGACGGGTGTTTTGGTCGAATTACCATTTTTTGCTCCGCTAAATTATAACGAAGAAGTCCTAGATTCTTCAAACAAATGGGGCGACCAAGGCAAAGGTGTGCTGACGTGGCAAAAACAGACTGCTTCAACACAATATGGCGTGTTCACAAACAGAACCGCTGGTTTCTCCATGGACGACCTTTCAAAGGTTGAGACCGGAGAAGATGCACTCAGCAACATTGCCAGCCAGCTAAGCCGGGACATGAACCGGAAGCTAACGGCAAAAGTCATCAGCCAATTGACCGGCTTGTTTGACACTGCCCTTGCAGGCCACGTTGTCACTGTCGGCACAGAAGCTGACGCGGTCGACGACCTGACCGAAGCAAACTTCCTGAGCGCGGGTGCTGTTACTCAAGCCAAGGCACGCCTTGGTGAGCGTGGCAACGACTTGACCGTTCTGGTTTGTCACTCTGCTGTGGCCTTCCACATGCAGAACCTTGGAATGCTTACGTTCCAAAATGCAGGCGGAAGCGTCAACTACGCATCAAATGGCGTAGGCGTTACCAACACACAAGTTGGTTACTTTGCTGGTATGCAGGTCGTTATTGACGACCAAGTGCCTGTCTCTTCAACAGCAGAAAAAACGCCTGTTTACACCTGTTATCTTGCACAGCCCGGTGTAATTCGTACTGGCGGCCAGTATCCGCTGACGATTGAGTACGCCCGCTCAATCGACACCTGGACCAACCAAATGGCGATCAAGTACAACACTTGTCACCACGTACTTGGCACTACGTTTGCCGGATCCCCGACAACTGGCTTGTCTAACGCTGCGTTGGCTACAGGCAGCAACTGGGCCGCTGCATTCTCAGACACTCGTCTGATCCCATTGATGCAGCTTGACGTCAACACCCCTTACGGCGGCGTGAACCCTGCTGCTCCATAATTCAGCGGCAAATTAGTTCGCGAGACCCTAAGAGCCCTTTCCCCCAGGGCTCTTTTTTTTGTCTCGGCATACTTGTGATGTACTCACAGCCGGAGCCCTGGTGATGTGTGGATTGATTCGTATGGATTGCTATCGCAACGGCGTGCTGAACGTAATCCACGTTGAAAAGAAAGACGCTGCCAGGGTCGCCCGCAAACGTAGCCGTGAGGGTTGGGTTATTGCTCACACTGTCGAGCTGTAACGGGCAAGCTATGCCAACGAATAAGGCACGATGCCAACCCCAGCCCCTAGGACCCCGATTTGCATTGCGCGAGGCAATCTCGCTGATTTAGAAGCAAACAAGGCAGACATCCAAGAGGGTGAACTCTGCTATGCGTTTGATACAGGTTTGACCTATTTCAAGAAAGGGACTGACCTGCTGCAGGTTGGTGCCAACGTTGAATGGGACAACATCGACGGAATGCCAGATGCGACTGAGTTCGACATCATGCAAGTGGTAGGCGGTAAATGGGTCGGTGTTAACCAAGTAAATGGCGGGAACTTTTAGCGCGGCAAATTAGGGCACCGATTAGCCCCGCACGATGGCCCAGAAGATCAGAATTAAGCGGCGTAATGCTCTGGGCGCTGCAGGTGCGCCCGCAACTCTTGCGTCGGCTGAACTTGCGTTTAACGAACGTGACAAAGTCCTCTGGTATGGCCTTGGTGATACGGGCGCAGGCGAAGCGCAAACCGTTATTGCCATTGGTGGTGAGGGCGCGTTTTTGCCTTCTGGCGGTGGCGCTGGGGGTTATGTAAAAAGCATCACGGCAACGCCTGACACTGGCATCAGCGCCATTGATTCAAGCGGTGACGTAACCCTGGCGGGCATTGATGCCACCAAGACGACTAAGGGTGTTGTTCGTTTTGCCACTCAGGATGAGCTTGATGCGGGCACGCCTGGTGTTGTCCCTGGCGCTGATTTAATTCTTGCCAATCAATATGTTCTGCCGATTGCCACTGGCTCTGAATTAGGCGGTATTCAGATTGGTGATGGCCTTGCTATTGATGGCGACGGCAAAGTCAGCGTCACTCTTGAACAGGGCACGGTCTATAAAGGCACTGCTGATTTCACTAACGGAAGTGCAGAGCCAGCTTCCCCAGAGAATGGCTGGATTTATGGCAACACCACCGCAGGAACAGCGGCATGGACTGGCATCAGCGGCGAAACAGTTGCTGAAGGCGTCCAAGCGATTTGGTCAGAAGATGATGGCGCCTGGGCATTAATCAGTATCGCAGGTGGCGTTACTGCTGTCACGGGCGCAGACCCCATTGAGATTGACGTTGCCACCAATGGCGCCAGCGAGCCCATTGTCAAAATTAAGGACGGCAGCGAAAGCCAAAAAGGTGCGATCAAATTCGCAACTGACGCACAAATCACCAACGGCGCTGCGCTAGTTGCGGTTCAAGCGTCACAGCTAAAAGATGCGTTAGACGATTTAGATCCATTGCCCACCGGCACTGTTGACGGTGACTTGATGCAGTGGGACACAGGCTCAAGTAGCTGGGCAATTTCTAACGATCTTGACGGGGGTACTTTCTGATGCGTCCTGCGCCGGGGTCATCGCCCAAAATGACTCTTGAACAAGAGTTTGATTTACAGGCGATCCACTGGCTTTGCTCTACTTGGAAGCAAGAAAGAGCCAGTGACATTGCAGTTAAACTAAGACGAGAAAACCAGTTGCTAAGGGCAACAATCTTGGAACTTTCCAATGAGCTTGACCGCGCTACTCGGGGCAATTGATTTCAATAGTTATCTAAGCGTTGCTGAGGGTGACGCATTAGCTTCTCAGGCTTTAGGCGACATCGCATGGAACGACGAGACAGAAGAAATCGACAAAGAAAAAGCCTTGGTTAATGCCACAAAATGGCTGGATACCTTGGACTTTGTCGGCACCAAATGCGATCCGTCGCAGCCGTTGAAATGGCCTCGGGCTAACGCCGTTTGCGGTGATTACAACTATGGCTGTAATGACATGCCAAAAGAAGTTGAATATTCCACGTTCCAGCTTGCTTGCATTCTGTTAGGTGATCCGACATTTATTTCTGGATCTAACCCAGGCAACGATCCAAGTTCTGGCGGCGGCGTTCCTGGTCAGTTGATCCCTGGCATCAACAACAGCGATACAAGCAAAATCAGCCTTGGCAAAGGCGAACTCTTAGTTGAGTTCAAGGATGACGCCAAAGACGGCGACGGGAACCTGATGAGCAAGGTTCCGATCCTGTCTCAGATCTTGGGTTGTCTAAGCACCACGGTCAGTGCTGTTGGTGATCGCCGGGTGCTGTTGCGTGTTCGTTCCTGAATTCCAACAGCTCAATTTATTGGGGCAGCCCGCCAGTGAAGCGCCAAAAGGTGGCTGGTTAGCGGAACCCCTGTCGAAACAAGAACAGCGTGAAATGCGGCGGCTGTATGTCGAGCATCAAGGGTTGATCCGGTTGATGGGCGCAAAGATGACGCGCAAGTATCCGATGGTCGAGGCGTTGGATGTTTATAGCTGCATCGATGTGGCGTTCATGAAGTCATGCCGAGCGCACAACCCAGACAAAGGCAAATTCAGCA